GATTGTTAACCCAAGTTTTTGATTCTTTATTAATTTTTATTGCTAAATCTTGAACCTCTTGTGCTGAAAGTTTTATTGAATTAAATTGATTTGAACCATCACCCCACATAACAGCAATTTTTTCCCATTTTTTATTTCCAGCGTCCATTATTGCATATAATCCAACAGCTACTTTTATAACTCCACCCATAGCAATAAGTAATATGCCCATAGATGCTTGTAATTCTTCGGTATTATTTTTCATAAATCGTACTGCTTTACCAGCTTTAATTATAGCTTCTGAAAATACTCCACCTAGACTTCTACTTAATTCTCTAATCTCTTGATCATTATCTTCTAAAAATTTCTTTAAATCTCCTAACTCTCTTTTCATTTCATTAAAGAATCCAGAAGCTATTTCTGTCTTAATTGTAAATAATGCATCTTTTAAATTTGACAAAGTTCCAGTTAATGTTAATGCTAGTTTAGCTGTTAGTTCTCCAAACTTACCACCAGTACCAAATGCACTTTTCATTTTAGTAATAGATTCATCAATACTTGTTACAGCACCAGCAGAGAAACCAGCCATTGCTTTAATACCTTTATCTCTAAATAAATCTGCTGCACCAATACCAGCACTAAATGTTCTTTGTATCTGCATTGCAGCTAAAGCAAAGTCACCATTTAAAAGTGTTGCGGTATTACCAGTAATTTTCATTAGTTCTTCAAATGATATTCCCATTGATTCAGCTTTTTCAGCTACAGTTGCTAGTGATGTAATACCTTGTTGAATATTTGAAAGTTCAAAGGGAGTATTCTTAGCATAATCAACAACTTGCTTTAACATGATTTTACCTTTTGCAGCAGAACCAGTTAATGCTTCTAATTGTACACCTAAGTTTTCTATTTGTAATCCAGCTTTAATTATTGATCTAATAACCATAACTGAACCCATAGCTATGAATGCTGATTGAACTGAGAATATAGATTTTTTAAGACTACCTAAAGTTCCTTGAACACCTGATAGTACTTGTTTAGAACGATCTTTTGCTGTTATGTTAATCTTTAAATTTTGAGAAGCCATTATCTACCGTGTTTTGCGTTATTTAAGTCAGAGTCCTTTTTATACTGTTTTCCCTCTTTAATCAAGAAATACAGTAAGGTATTATAATGCTCTAATGGCATATCTAAACATTGTTGGATTGTAAATTTGAATCTATCGCAAACAGCAAAAAGTGACGCCATCTCTGGGTCACTACTTACTTTTTTTCAATATCCTCTAAAGAAGTTTCAGCTAATATTTTATTCGCTATATTTGAAATAATATTAGAGTCTGCTTTCTGCCTAAGTGCAAATTTATCTTCTGGTTGGAATGCTTTAACAAGTTCACCTTTGTCATCTTTAACTTTCAATTTCATAATCAGTAAATCAACTAAAACTGTTAGGTCTTGAAAATTATTAGATTTCTTAAAGATAATATTCTTTTGTTCAAGTGTTAATGGTTCTGAGTAAAAGATAGATGGCTTATCGTTGTCATCTTTCCATTCTTCAACATGAATTTCTAAAGTCTTTAAGTTTCCAAAGTGAGTTGTTGCTCTATCAATTATTGACATATACTACTATGAAGCAGTACCAATAGTTAATGCACCAGTACCTTGAACTGTAACAGTTCTTGATACAACACCGTCCATAGCGTTAGAGATAGACATACCAGTTACCAAACAAGCACCAGTAAGTGTTTCATCACCAGTAGTTGCCCCTTCGGGTTGGAATACAAAAGTGATTGCAGTACCAGCCAATAGAGTTTGTTGAACTGTGTCTCCTTCGTCATAGTGCATTTCAATTGAACCAGAAAAAGATGTTCTTCCAGTTAAAAATGATTTTGTTGCATCTGTTAATGAAGTGTCCTCTACTACATCTGCTGTTGTTTCTATTGTGAATCCAGTTACTTCTCCGATAGTATCTGCACCTACTTTAATTAATCCTTCTTTTCCGTGATGAGTTGCCATTATATTTTATCCTTATATGTTGTTGATTTATATGAGTCTTGTTTTTCTTTTTTCTTTTCGGTTGTGTAACCTAAAGATTTGTAATAATCAACATTATTCTCGTTGACTGTAATTTCTTCCTTGTCTTTGTATAATTTAATGTCTTTAGCCATAATGATATCCTTTTATCTTATTTTGTTATTTTAATCAATTAGTTTATGGAGTTCCAGCTTGATACTCATACATACATCTAATAGTCATCTTTATACCACCATAAGGGAATAAAGTACCTTCGTCTGTTTCTACTTCTACTATTCCACTATCTAACGCATTACCACCTCTAGTAATATCTAGTTCAACAGCAGTTTCTATAGCTGTTATTAATTCATTTCTTGCAGTATCTAAATTAGAATCTACACCTTTAACAAATCCCATTATAACAAAGTCTATATGTCCAAATCTAGTTCTTGCACCACTTCCTAGTTCTCCATCTTCTCTTTGTTCTTCTGAGGTTTGAACTATTACTGCTGGATATTGTTGTTGTGATAATTCATCTAATATAAATGGTTGTCTGCTAATTTTCTTAACAGTTATAGGGGAACTTATTGCTGTAATAACAGTTACTAAATTTGATGCTATGTTTTCTCGTATAGACATTATAATCTTCTCATTTGTTTATTTATAAACTTTTTGAATGAATTACCTATAACACGTTCTGTTTGATTGTTAAACCCAAAAAATTCTCTTTTATTTTTAGCTAACACTTGAACAAATACTGCTCTCTTTCTCATTTCGGAATTAGTGAATCCTATTGATACAGTATATTTTCCAATATGTTTAATAGATGTATTAGGATTTAAACTACCTAACATTCTTCCTGAGTAAAATAAATCTACTTTAGTTGGATATCCTTTTTTAGCTAAGTGATCTAAGTAACCTTTAGAGTATGGGTAAAATGATTTATCATTATAATCAACACCCCTTTTAGTTTTAGTTCTTATGATATCTAATAGTTGAAAACCAGCTTGTTTTAAACCTTTGGTAATATTTCTTGTAAGTTTCTTTTGATAATTTTTAATGCCAGTAATTACTTCTTTAGAGTTAGATTTAAAAGTAACTGAGGCAACCATTATCTAATCAATCTGTTATATCCATGTAAAGTAACCTTTTCAGAATCACCTATGGTAGCTGAATCATCACTATCATATTCAACGCCATCTTCTAATATAGATTGAAATTCTTTATTAAATTCTGTCATGTAATATTCTGCCATTCTTTCGAATCTATCTTTATCTGCTTCTGATCTAAATTTAGTTAATGCTGGTAACATGAATCTTCCTAAGAATAAATAAACACCGCAACGTTCAAATTGATCTAAGTTAACTCTGGTATCTTCCATTTCAACATCACTATCTTTAACTGAAAACCATTCAATTCTTAATCTTCTTAATATATCATTATTTGTTTGTTCAAAGTAATTAACTGCCGTTGTATCTACCGCAGCTATACCAAAACCAAATGCATCTGGTTGATACTTAGTTACGTCTGCTTCTACAATAACATTTAATCCAGTATAATTAGCCATTATTCAATCTCCTTTTTAACTTCTTTTTTATCTTCTTTTTTATCTTCTTTGGGTTTTTTTACTTCCTTAACTTCCTTAACTTTATCTTCGGCTATTTTAAAACCTTTTAAATCCCATGAAGATTTGTTTGATAGATAGTCTAATTTTGATCTAATAATAATTTTATCTTTTCTTTGTAGCTTTACCATTTCACCAGCTTTAGTTTTAATTCCTTTTAAGTTGCCACTTGTTGTAATATTGTTATCTATCATTTTAAATCCTTTTAAATTAGTTTAATAAAGGGGGTATTGCTACCCCCTAGATTTAAGTATTATTATGCTACGATTGAAGAATCATTATATAATTCAACACCGTAAGTGTCATGTAATTCACCAACACCATATACTGCTGTTGCAACAATTTCGTCCGCTCTAAGAGACGCATCTCTTTGACCTTCGATTTTGATATCTTCCATAATTGCTAAACCTAAAGCATCTTTGTGGAACATTGCACCAGTAAAGTCACCAGTTGCAGACGCTTTGATTGCCATATTAGCAGATTCATAAACATCAACACCAGCTATTTTACCAACATAACCAGTTTTCATAGCTTCGTTAGAAACGTCAGAAGATAAACCAGCGAAAGTATTAGTTAAGCCAGATTTAAGGTCATATGCGATATTAGGGTGAATAACAACTGCACATTCCGATAGGTCTAAACCTAAAGTTTTAAGAGTTGCTGCTGATTGGAAAAGCAACGCTGGAGTTAGAGCAGTTGATGCCCCACCTATAGAAGTTGCGAAACCATCAAACAAAGCTGTTAGATCAGCGTCTTGTTTAAGAGCGATTGCATTACCAAATATTTTTCCAATATCCGCTGCAACGTTTCTAGGTGCTGAGTTTTTAGCTAGGTCTGTTAGAGTTGTCATTACACCAACTTCACTTGCTGTTATAGTAACAGAAGTTGGGTTGATTGCAGTATTAGACAGATCAGTTGCTTCATCTACTGCTGCTGCTGATACTACTGGGTAAATTGGAACTTCAACTGATTTTCCACCACCAGAGATAATATAGTTTTTAACTAAGTTTCTCATGATTGATTTTTCACCAGCTACAAATTGTGCTTCTGCTACAATTTCAGTATATAGTTCCGATACTGTGCTACTTGTTGTTTCGTTTGCCATTTTATTATGTCCTATTTATTATAATTGTTAGTTTAAGTTTTAAAATTAACCAATTTGAGTCGCTTTAGAGTCCCTTGCTTTTCTGTAATTAGAATAAGCGAGTTTGCCTTCTTTAGTTTTCAAATCGATATCCGCCAAATTAAAGGGTTTTGGAGTTGACCCACCGATAGCCGCCTTACTTCCTGAACCCGTTTGTGTTGACATACGGAAGTGTTGGTTTGTATCTAAGAACTCTTTAACATTTTCTTCAATGCTTAACAGTTCACCTTTTGAGTTATATCTTACATTGCCATTTTTATCAAGAACTTCTATACGACCATCATCATTTAGTTTAACGTTACCTTTAAGTAGTGCTACAACTTGCTCTGGAGATATTGCTTGATTATTAGAAGCTACAGATAGTATAGCGTTATCTATCTTTTCTTTCTTAATTTGTGATTTATACTTAGTAATCTCACCATCTTTCTCTAAAATTCTTTCTTGCATGATCTTCTCTAAATCTGCTTTAGTCTTAGCGTCTGTTAGTTCTTGAGATTTTAAGGCTTCTGATTTAGCTTTATTATCTTCTTCTATTACTCTTTCATGTTTTTTCTTTTCTGCCATTAATCTTTGTTGAACAATATTATCTAGCTGTTCTTGATTAAACATCTTTTGTTCTACTTTTGTTTCTGCTTTAGACTCTACTTGTTCACCTTTTGTTTCTTCTGGAGTTATTTCTTTTTTGATTGTATCTTCTGACATTTTATATCCTTTGTTATGTTTGTTTAAACCACTACAACTGTAGTTATATTGGGAAAGCCCCAATCACTTAAAATGGGTATATATTATTTGTGGTATTATTACAACACCTATAAATATAATTTAAATAAGATTTGACAACTAAACCTAAAAGCGTATTATGTTTATATGAAAACAACAATTAAAGGAGAAATAAAAATGAATAAAGATAAATTAAATTGGGTTAATGCTAACAAAGGTAAAATACAATTTGGCTTAAACTATGATACTTTGTGTAATAGAAAGCATAGAACTGTTGGAACTGTTAAAGGTGCTGTTAAAGTTCTTAAAGAATTTCAAACAATTCCAAAACAAAATGCTAGATTAAAAAATGATAATAATGCTCAAAATTTATTTGATAGAGCGGTTAGTATATTTCTTAGTCAAAAATAACTAAGAGTGCTTAATTAATTCTAAGAAGCAGACTTTAAATGTTTGCTTCTTATGTGGCATATCCATTAATGCCATTATAACAATTAAAGGTGATATAAAAGGTAAGGTTAAATATATAAAGTATTTATTCATTTATAAAATCATAGCTTCCAGTTTTAGCAGCTATCTC